ACGAGCATTGGTAATAGTGGTCCGTCGAATGCTATATTCAAATACATTTCCATAAAGCACGCTCTCATCATACAATCATTGGGTTGGGAGTTAAAGATAGTAGTCAGTACACTCCCAGAATTATTTCCGTGATGCTTAGAGTAAACAATCCAGGTTCCTACTAACGAATTAAATAGGATATGAACTGATTGCAACAACTCGGTAAATAAAATAGCCCTCATGTCAAAGAATTCGTCCTTATAAAAGTCTTGCATAGTATAAAGCAATACTCGAGCCCACTGATTAAGGATAGCTCCATCGTAATTACTCTGGTCTCCTTCTCGCACGCGTCGGCCTCCAAATGGGAACAAACGGTTTCTTAGATGAGCCCATTCAGGTCCTTCCGGATTTATTCCCACCGCACACGAATTATCATTGTGTGCTGCCATTGTTGCGGCGATAAAGTCGCCCATATACTTTTTACAGATATATGTAAGGGCGCATGGTGATATAACGAACATGCGTTGCTTCCCTTTTAACACTTTCTCTGTCGGTACACGGGCATCTTTCTTACAGTCTTGCCAGAAGAACATAGGACGTTCACCTTTCAAAAGCTTTGCTTCTGCTTCATCTACAGTGGCTCTGAATTCACTATCTATAATAGTTCCGTTCTCGAAATCCATAAAATCTCTTTTACCTGCTTGTTTTGCACGGCGAGAGAAAGGATACCCCATAGAGGAGTCTTTATTCAACGGACGTATATAGTCAGTGTTTACATTACCAGCTATAATTTCAGCTTCGGTTTGCAATTGCGGTTCACGCTCTTTGTATCGATCTAACGACTCATTCCAGAGTGTACGAACTCTCCAGCCTACTGCTTCTTCGATATCAGCAGCGAAAGGGACGGTCATGCGTCCATATTTTTCCACCTGCTGTTTGCACGGATCAGGAATTCCTAACCGTGCAACCTCTTGTCGCGATAATGTTGGTCGAGTAGTATGTGGATGTATCTTATCAAACGTCGGTAACTTGGTATACATAGTCTTCTCTATGGAGCCCGGAGACACCGAAGAAGCCAAGAATCCTATTGGCGTTAAGCAACGATCTCCAGTAGCTGGAAAAAGCGCATCAATCTCGATCCTAGTCAAATCAATGGTATCTATTAACCGCACTGTGTCAGGCATTTCTGGTACCTCGGCGGCCTTATCTACATAACCAAAGACTTGCTTGATCTGAGACGCAACATTCCCAATAGCCTCTTTTAACTCCGATTCAAGAATTGGTATTCCTCCACCAAATCCCGTTCCAGATTCTATTCCTTTGTGTATACCGAATATCTTTCGTTCACTGCGTCTGTTATAAAGCACCAATGGGGATCCAGAGCATCCTGCTATAGACGCGGTTTCATACCGCACTCCTACCATATACTGTTCTGAGCCTTCTGCTAGTTCCATTGTACCTATAAACTTTATCGGTTTACCTTTCATGACTTCTGCTAC